CATGCCATCAGTAGTGCCATTGGCAATCGAGATATTGCTATCATTCAGAATACCATTGGGAGAGCCAGCGCCCAATCCGTTGATGTGCGCGTCTTCCTCACCCAGGCCATAAGCATCACCAATCAATTCGGTGATAAAGCCAAGGATATCAAACTGCGCATCTTCCATCAAGGCACGCGTCACGTAGACCGCAGCCGTAGCGGTATGAACAGGGATATTGATCGTGCCGGCGATGGGGTTCGTTGATTCCGAAATGCTGGAACTCGGAGCTTCAGCGGTCCAGGAAAAACGCACGCCAGAGGTGTATTTCTGGTCGTCGGTATAGGTGACTTTGGGGAACTTCACCAGGTCAGAGCCGGTGGTAAACGTAAAGGCATTGGGCCGTACAGCCGCGACGGTCGCCATCTTTTTGACGAGGTCGGAGCGGTATTCAGGCGGAACATAGAACCCGCCGGAAATGTCGATACCTCCCTGCAATACCTTCATCGCAGCCGGTTCAGGGTTGTAGCCCTTGGCAGCCGCGCGCAGGTATTTCACGAAAGCATCCTTGTAAGCGCCCTTACCCTGTTCTTTGAGTTGTTCCTCAGAGATATTGCCCTCATCGGGCATGGCAGGACGGGAGAAACCGGCCACGACAGCCGATTCGCCGTTGGGAGCTTCGGCCCATGCTTTGAGGGCTTCAGCCTTGCTGTTACGGTCAATTTGTTTCTTGATCGTCTCAGCCTGTTCGAGTTTGTCCTTGAAAGTCTTGGCTTCGGCTTCCGGCATGATCTGCCCTTCAAACTTACCGGACAGTTCTTGCAGTTCGTCTAGCAAGCCTTTCATGGCTTTTTGTAATTCGTTCTTAGCCATTCTATTGTTTCCTTATGTGGATATTCTTAGCATTTCGTATCGTCTCTTCATGGCTTCCACCTCTGCCCGCACCTGCTCATCAGGCGCCATTGGGTCAGGCATGACCACTCCAAGCGATTTGAAATAATCCACGGTTGCCACCTGCCGCGGCTCGCAGGGAACCTCCGTGAGGGCTGCCGCAAACAGAGGCCATCGCTTCAACCAGACGGCCTTGCCTGTTCTTTCGCGTAAAACGTACTGCGGGGCGCTGTCGGATGACGTGCCAACGGCCTTATCAGCAATAAGCTGATCCACCGCGGCACGGTAGGCGTGCGCTCTCTTGAGTTTAGCTACATACCAGCGCCCCACCTTGTCGTCGCCCATCTTTACAATGTCACCAATAATAGGATCTGATTTAGTTTCACTATCCTGCGCGTGATCCCAGGTCAACGGGCGATTGCCTTTGAGTACACTATCCCAGAAGTCAGTTTCTGGGGTGAAGTATTCCCGGTCTAAGTCAACCCGACCAGGATTGCCCCAGAGCGCCGTATATCCCTGAATTTCATCTTTGCCGATGGACTTGACGGCACAATCTGGCAGTTCATCCCAACCCATAGATTTGATATAGGATAGGTTGAGAGATTTGTTTTCCTCGTCCGGCGGGGCATTGACGTACAGCGCACGCATCTGCGCCTGAGCCTTGCCATAGGTCGGATGGGTGCCGTAGACTTTGCCCGACTGTGGGTTGTAGACTTCGTGTTTGTCACCTTTCTTTCTGATTGCGTATGGCATGTTATGCCCCTTAAACGAAAAACCCGATTATCCTTTGAAATTGGATAACCGGGCTGAGTAGACAGGTTATATCGTTGTGCCAGGCCCCGAGGGGACGGGCTGTATTTACTAATTATAGCACGGAATATAAATTATTTATACGTCAATCCTCCACATCGCCAGTATAGTGCTTCTCGATCCAGCGTACAATCATAAGCAGCGCCTTGCGCAAGACAATCAAGAACTCGCGCATCTCATCGCCGTCAGACATGGAGGATACCTATGGGTTGCCCACTAGAGCCATTGCCATTGATAATGCGGTCTTCTAAGGCTTGCCAATATGCCTCAATGGTTTGATTAGCAACATTTAATAATAATTCACTCTCATCGTCTGTCAATTGGCATTCAGTACAATCAACTGCAATAATCCTAAAGTTGCCAACATGGAAGACAAGATGATGAGTATGTTCAGTCATTCCCTGATTCCTTCTCCGGTGATATTTGAACGCCATTGAAAAAGACAATGGTATCCGCGGGGATTTCTATGGTGAACTTCGCCCAATCACCTTTGATAATTTTCTTTTTCCGGCTGGCTTTTATAATCTTTTTAGCAATCTTTGCAGGAAGTAAATATCCGCCGTTATCGTCAGTCATTGAGGTTATTCCTAAGTGACAACTCAATATATTTTTCAAACCATCCTTTTTCGGGTCGTGGTCTTGTAACGTCCTCAATTAACTGCCATCCCCAGCGACGATGAAATATCCATGCAAAAGAACGCTTTATTTTATTATGCCAACCATTTCTATGTACCCAAATATAGAACGGTGGATTAGAGTCATCAAGCAATTCTTGGGTCACAAATATTTTAGTCATTCCAATTCTAGTCATTCCAGCACACCCCAATCCCGGCCACAGTCTGAATATGCAGCGGGGCCAAGCCGCTGTCGATAATGCCCCGATAGACGCCATCAATATAAAGGTCGTGGAAGATCATAATAGCACCTGGGGCAAGCCATGGGCGGGCAGCGGCAATATCCTTTTTGACTTGGTTATATTCGTGAAAGCCGTCAAGGAAAAGGGCTGTCCATCTTGTTGAAATCTTAGGATCAGGGTCCATATCCTTTACACAGTCCTCAAAGGAATTATGACAGAACACACCCAGTTTCTTCAATTCGGGAAAAATATTCTGTTGCACGAATAAATCAATATCAACCGTATCCAAATCAGCCGCTTTTTCATTGATCGCCTTGGTCGATATACCCAACCCCGTGCCAATCTCCAGTACATCTAATCCACGGCATAACTCGCCAATGATCCTTGCCTCCCTATCGTTCACTGACCAGCGCGGCTGATTGCGCCCCGGCTCGCCCGGGTCTTGCGGTGACATATATCCGTTAGGTGCTGGCTTCAGTTCTATCATTTTTGTTAAGACTTTCTGCTCAATTCGGTATATAATGAGCGTATAGTAGAAAGGTTTCCCATGCAAACTCTAAGTAATGTAGGATCGTTGTTTGTTCGGATCGGTTGCCTTATGGGCGTCTCTGGCATTTTGCTTATCTGCGCTTTTTTAGCTTATGCTGCCATGGTAGGCGGTAAATAGCTATTTCAGCCCGCCCTTGTGTAATTCACGGTCGATGATCGTCCAAACCGTGTTATGTCCCTGCGAGTGATCCATGTCGTTGAGGATATCGGTCAACTCGGCTTCGCTCTTGCGCTGCTCGTCGATGAACCAATGCAAGAACTCAATCGCGGCGGGGTCTTCTTGCTCTTCTGCCAGGAAATACAGCGTATTGATTGCCTCAGTCGTATCCTGCTCTAATTTCAACGCAACCTGGAAGATAGCAGGTGGGTCGCCATTGGCCGTGATAGGTGATGCAAGCGCATCCAGCGGCACGAACACATTCCGGCTCTTGAGAAATCGCAAGAACTTTTGAGCATGATAGCCCTCGTCATTGGCTCCCTTTCGCATCCAGTGTGACATGCCACGCCATCCAGCCTGGTCCAGGACGATGGCTAAGTTATGATAGGCTGCCTCGTTCTGGCGCTCCATCGTCACCTGTTCTGTAAAAGCATCAATCAAAGTTTGATCCATAATTACCTCTTTGCAATTGCCGCCACAATCTCGTCGGCGGCGTCTGAAAATATAGCGTCCACATCTGGAACCACTTTTTCCATTGCTTCATCAATAGTTTCCCAGCCACGCATGTGAAATAAAGCGGGCTGATAACGACCATTGACATAATCTACATAACTGGCATTATTACCAATAGTAGTTACAATTTCCGTTTCAGTCCTTTCGGTTGTATGTGTCCAACTTTGCCCCAATTCCTCACTGGTGTGTTTTTTACTGAGTTTATAACCTGCTACACCAGCCACATTCTTTGCTAGTTTTAATCCTGTGGATCTTCCAAATAATCCTTTTATCTCATGGCGAACCATAAGAAATTCTATCCGTCCACCTAATTTTTGAATGGGATACCACCAGCCTGTTCCACGCTGATAATAACCCATTGGCTCTTCGCGGGGTGTAGTTTGGCCGCCAATATAGCGGCTATAACTGCCATTTTTAAATTCGCCTATGCCCCGAAATGCCCCATAGGCCATCGAGCTATGTTTTACAATGTGCATTCTGCCAGGTGCATTTGCGGCCGTTGCTGGTGGATATGTTTTGACTTCTCCAATAATAGCAAGTGCAGCTCTATCCATAGCCTTTACCACAATCGGAATGGCAAACTGTGGGGCCTGATCGAATGCCTTGCGCAGGTCATCAAAGCCGTCTACATACATCACTTGGGGGTCAAAGTCGCTATCCGGCATTATTTATTTTCTCTCATCCGCATCATTATATCATCCCAATGCCAATTAGGTTTTATGCCCAAAATTACAACCTTGAACCATGCAAACCATAATTCAATAACATCACCTGGCGGATCATAACTAATTCGGCTTTTAAAACTGCCATACCAACGCCTGAAACACCCAATGTAAGATATATGATATTTCATTCCGCTTCATCAAACTTTCTGCCCAAATATGGGCCATAACTCACAATTACATCTTGCAGCGCCTGGCAGCCCGCTACGGTGCCCCAGGGGGTATCATAGGGAGTATCACATACCAGTTCGTCGTTATCAGTCTCCCATACAATTACCCATTCATTGCTTGACCGAATGCGTCTTGCCCCAGAACCACATCTACAATTTGGATGAAGTGGAGCATTTATGGCTAAATTAGGTAGACCTGCCTGAAGGTACGCCTGCCTATTTCCCTCCGCGTATGCCCTTGTCGTTTCAGTGACAGCCACAGTCCAGGCTCGCGCCATGTTATCTGCCAATCCGGGCGATAGAATATCTGCAAGTTGACTGATGGTCGCCCCTGGTGTAGTGATCCAGTTCGATACCGCCGCGCCGACAAAGTTCTCGGTAGTAGACCCCAACAACTGCAATAACTTATCGGTATAAGTTGCAGCCCACCTTGCCGCCTCAGCATGTGCCAGGGTATTGTCGAAAAAGATATTCTGCGCATTGAGCTTTTGTTCGGCAGCGTTCACACCAATACTGGCAATCTGCTCGAGGCGCGGCTTTATGACAGCGATGAGCTGGTCGTGTTCCGCCTGCCAAAAACCAGCGGGCAAGGTCATATATTCAGCTCTTCATCCAGCATACAATACTGGCATTGGCATCCGCATCAAAGTCTACCTCATTGAGATCATAGACATTCAAAAACGACTGAATGCCAACCGCAATGGGATAGCCTTGTGTTGATTTGCTGCCAGCGTGGGGAATGATCCAGGTATAGCCTGAATTGGTAGTGTAAGGCGTGATGATGAACCCACGCGGGCAGGATACATCCGGTCCCTGCACTGGCGTACCCGATGTGGTAATGGTGATGTGCCCGGCGATGTTACTGCCGGTATCAAGGGATCCTTCACTGACGGGTGCTACAAAACTTGTGCTTACCTCTGGCATATTATCCTCCGAATATTAACTAAATTGTTGCAAAATATTTACCACTTGCCGTAAGTTGTCCTGTATTCCAGTCTATCAGATTGCAGCCGCTTCCAATCGCCCAGGGTTCATTGTTCGAGCGATTTGTAAAGCAGGCATATCTCTCAATCCAGGGTTGCTGTTTGATCCATTCTGTTATGGACTTAAGGTTGCCTGCTCTGCCTTTGGTGTCGTTATATTCAGTAATCCAGATAGGCAATTCTACCCAGGAGTGCATATTCTTCCACCATCGTTCGAGCAGTGTAGGGGTAGATTTGCTGCCGGTGCAGTAGCCATGCAGCGCATATCCGTATGGTTTACCCAATCTATAATCCGGCAAGCCATCCCGAAACGCCTTGATCCAATTCTCGCTGGATACGCCATCACCCTGATTTACTCCTGCTACAATCATTTTGGCCTGTGGATACTTTTCAACCAAGGACTTGTATCTACACAACCCAACCCCGACCTTGAGATTGCATCCATTTGGCTCGTGAACGTTCGGCTCATTGAAAACTAATAGGTATCCTGCATAATCTGCCGGCAGGTCAACCATTGAACCGTCCCTGCTCATAGGTACATAGCGAGGATCAGATAACCTTGACACATCTGTGCCCCATGTGTAATACCAGGAACAGGTAAGAGTATCCAGATCGGCTGGATATTCGGGATGAGCCATTGCTAAACCTTTGAGTGCCATTGTTATGTTCTATTCACGTTTCTAACAATTCGTTTCTGCAATCCTGCAAAGTAATCGGCAAGCGCCCGTTGTACATCACGCTCCGCTCTGTATCTTCCCGTAGGCCGCCCAGGCCGCATCTTCCGCTTCTTGAAAGGGGGCATCATCGCCCAGCGCCTCCCGCAGCATTTCCGCCGCCTTGTCTTCTGGCGTATATCGCCAATCAAATCCGGCAATTTCTTCCGGCGTGTGTTTATGAGCAAAATCACGAAACTGCTTTTTCTCAAGCGCCTGCTCGGCTGGCGTGCCTGGCTTAGCGGCTGGCTTGATGGCTGGCGTAACAGGCTTTGCGACTGGCGCGCCTGTGTTTGGATTCACATTGCCAGTATCCACCGGCTGGGACGTTGCAGCGGTATTTTGTCCGGTCACATCTTCCGGCCCAATAATGCCCGTGCCCTGTGTCAATGTCTCGCGGATGGTGGCGCCCACAAATACAGGCTCATTGTCGATCGGGTCGAAGTCCATTTCCTCACGGGCTTCATCCCGGGTAATGACATTGAGCTTAGCCGCCTCAGTGGAGCGGGTGAAGATAGCGTTCCTGTCTTCTTGGAGCGCCTTTACGTCATCCAGCTTGAATTGTACTTTCAACTTACTATCTTCACCATCAAAGTCAGGCAGCAATTGCATCTTAACCTGTCCGGCCAGCCATTTCCACTGGCTAGATACCCAATGCTGATACCAGGCTTTACGGGCTTCCTCGTAGTTGGAATAGGTCGCAGATTGCAAGCCAACCTTAGTCCCTAACAGGATAGGGGGAATGTCGAACACGGTGCAAATGCGCGCCTCGTTGCGCGCGTCCACTTGGTCAAACTGGAAATCCTTGAATGTCTGTGCGGTGGATTGATAACTCACGCCCTGGCCCAGAACGGCAGGCTTGATCCATCCGCCTACGCCGCCATGCTGTTGCATCCACCTATCGGTAATATTGCGAGCAGCTTCATCGCTTAGGACCTGCTCGGTTTTCAGTATGCCATTGGTGGATGCGCCTTGTTGGAAGAAGAGGCGCACGAAATCCGTGAGTTCGGAATCAACGCCCATAACACGTAATGCGACTTGAGTTGGACCAAGAAAGCGCAAACCAGGGTAGCGGGGATCGAAATATCCAAAGAGGACAACGTTATCAATTGGGACATCAATTGGAGGGAGGGAATATGGCTGGTATCGTACTGCACGTAAAATACGTCCCGCCCCGCGGTAAAAACTGCACCAGTCTGGCCGCATGGGCCACAATCTAATTGGTTCTCCAAGGTTGTTTAACTCCTTCTCCCACAGTGCAAAACCGGCGCAATCGGCATAGGTTTGGCTGATCTGCCAGAACACGCCCTCGTCAATGCGCTCATTGGGCTTGTGAATAAGGTCAAGCAGCGCATGATCAGGTTGTTCCTCATCCTGCTCGCCGGTGGTATTATAAACCATCAACGGCGCTTCGCTGACCGCTTCAGCTCGCTTGTTGATGCAGGCATAGATAATCTCATTCAGGGTATAACCCTGCTCCATCAATGACCAGGCGGGCTTAGTAGGCCAGGCTGGGGTTTGGATTTCCCATTGCGGGAATATACCCGCATAAGATGGCGCGCGTGGATCTGCGCCAATATCGGGCGATTGTCCGGCAGTTTGAACTACCTGGTCCCAGAAACTCATGTTCGTATCCTCAGTATTGTAAATAAGTTAAATCGTTGTGCTTCCTTTCTGAGCGCCTTAATGCTGCGCTCCTGTTCCTTTTCAAGAAATAATTGTTCAAGTGCAATCATAGAATCGTCAATCAATGCCACATGCGCAGGTGTGCCAATTATAAACCGTAATACTTCCTCAGCATACTCGCGGCGCATGTCGGCAAAGTGCCGACCGCTGTGATCTTTCAGCCAGCCTTGGCCCTCGATCCATACACCGTAAACAAGAGGAGAGGTTTCAGCCATAATTCACACAAATATCTGGGTACCGTAGGATAGGCCGATCGTAACATAGCGCAAGGCGTCGAGTAAGTGGAATGTCTCTTTGTCTTTGATCTTCTCTGTTGGTTGTCCAAAGTCGTCCAGCTCGCGGCTGTATGTGCCAATCTCGTCTAACATGCCCTTGCAACTTTTGAACACGAAACAGACGCCGGGGCTTGATGAGTGCAATCACCCTATCAATCCCGGCCTCCACATCGGCGACATATGGCCTTTGAATAGGCCAGCCCGCCTCCCCCCAATCCATGCGATATTGATCCTCAGAGGGCGCGCCACCCATGCGCAGAACCACGTTTTCACCCTTAGCGTTTAATTTTGCTGTCTCCACGTGCTGCTTGGTAGTCTTGTCACCCTCCAAAGTTTCCCTGTAAAGATAATAAACATTCTTGACCGGGTCCAGCGCAACCCAAACCGTGGCAGTATGCACAGGTCCAAAGTCATGCCCCACATAGCGTGGCCATTCGGCAGGGATTGGAAAATCGGAGCAGGTATTCAGGTCATCGTCGAAGTCGCTGTAAATCATGCCGGCAGGACGGCTGAACTCACCGTCGTAATACATGGCAAACTTCCAGGGTGCCATAGTTGCCTTGGCTCTATCATACTCGGCCTGGGGGAATATAGGGTTCATCGTAGACCTGAACTGCACTATCTGAAAGTCATGGTCCCCATTGCGCCAGCGGTCAAACACTTCGGTCTTCAACCAGCCTAGGTTATAAGGCGTGGTTGTGCCCAATACACGGCCCTGGCTGAGGGATAGACGGCGCTGGGTCGCTTCCCATGATTGCAAGCGGAAGTCATCCTGTCCACATTCGTCAATCCAGGCTGCTTTAGCAGTTGCGCTTTCCAGCCCACCTTCAGCGGATGCAGAGCGCAGAATAATGCGTGTCTTTTCGTCGGGCGATTGTATGATGCGGTCCGAGGCCATCCACTGCCAACCCATGAGCGTACAAAAGGCGTACTTCATTTCAGGCAGCATCTTGAGCTTGAACAGGTCATAACTTGCCGTAGCTGCCAGATAGTCGCCCGGACCGCAACGCTGTATTTCACGCGCCAACCACCACGGACCCCAGGAGGTTTTGCCTGATTGCGTCCCTGCAATAATAAACACAAAGCGCGCAATACTATCCCACGCCTTAAGCTGGCCGGGGTGCATATTGAGCTGGACCTTGTTATTTATCCGGTTGACTAATTGACTCACGCATTACCTCGATAATTTCTATTGGTTCCCCATTCTTACCAGTCGCTTCAATCTTTTGAACTGGAACACCAATCAAATAATCAGCAAGAAATTTTCTTGCCGCCGTATCTCCTCGCTTCGCGTCTACTACTGCCCGGTCAATAATAGCATTCCAATCGGGTGGCGTGACACAAGCGCGCAACCGCGCAAGGTAATCCTTTTCAACCTCGCGTGGTTTGCGTCCTTTAGGATTTCCGCTTTGTCCCTTTTTGAATGGCATTTGTTACTGCTCCAATATTGCTATCAATTGCTTTTACCTCAAACAATAAGGGGATTCCTTGCCTTTGGCACTCTGCCAGCATTGCCATTTGTGGTATCGCTGTCTCAGGTAAATCTAACGTAACTCTTATCCCATGATCTTGAAGTGTCTGGACTTTATAAACCGCTGCCTCAAATTTGATGACTTCGCTCATTCAATCCTTTCGCCTCCCAATTGCGCCGGTTAGGGACTTATCTGGTCAAGGAGGATGACCACCGCCGGGCTTGACGTTACAGCCGGTGAGGGCGGACCTAACCGGCGCATGCAGGAGGGATATTAAGCAATCCAGCGCAAATACTTCACCGGAACCCTTAGCAGGTACAGAAAATTATAGATGGCAACACGAAAGCCGAAGCGCAGGTCGTCTCGGAAGTTCTGCCACCGATTGAATTTATAAACTCCCCACTGATCGTCACCAC